GGTACAATCTATCGCGCTTGTAATTTTAAATATTGCGGACTTTCAGACCCAAAGAAAGATTTCTACTATGCAGACGGAACTAAACACTCTAGAGGCAAAGTTAAAGGTGCTTCAGGAGAATGGAAAGAACGCTCCCGCAAACACCGATATGTAATGACTTTTGATAAAAACCTAAAACTCTTATGGAGAGGTGATGTTTAGGTTTTCTGTTTTTATCGTTTTTTCATCAACATATTGTGAAGAACGATCATAGATCATAATATTTCTCATATCGTTCAAGAACTGCTGTAGATATTGTGGCTTCAACAAGTAAATACTTCTCTTTTTATCGTTCTTACGAACCTCATATTCATAATTGCTAATTCCAACCACAGGATTTAAAGTCGCATTTGGATTTGCTGGGTTTGGAATTGTAAAATTAGAATCAACCACTTTACCTGCTGGTAGAATTAAGCGACCGCTACCATCTTTAACTTCTCTGGTTTCATAAAGGCGAGTATCATTTAATTCTCCACCGTATTTTTCATAGGCAAAATTATATAAATCTCGATCAGATAATGGCCATTCATCTCGTACATTGATAATGCCTGTCGTTAAAAGAACAACCCAATCAAATTCGGCATCACCATAAACTTCTTCGGCAACAAGTTCTGGACGAGATCCTTCTGGAATTTCATATTTGTTGAATAGTGTAAAAACGTTTTGTAAATCTTCTCTTAATTTTACTCTACGAAATAAGTTCTTAACTTCAATGTAGTCAAGAGAAGAATTCTTATCCGAGAGGAAAGAAGGATAAAGTAAACTCGGAAGTTCTCTAAAGTATCCCATTTTAGAATCCTACCGTGTTTTCTGAGGTTGCAGTGCTATAGTCACCCCTATATACTGGTTCAATTTCTTTAAATCCTAAATCAAGAGTATACGAAACTGGAGATCCATCGCTGTAAGTTGCGTATACACCTTCAGCAGTATAATTAACTGTCATATCAGTTAAAAAACATTGTTTGAATAAGTTCAAATATGGATGAATGTCAGGTCCCTTTCGGTAACTTAGTTGAAAAACATTTGGTGTTGTTAAGAAAATATCGCCTCTAGATCCACCGGGTGCCATTTCAGTTTTTAAAGTTTTAAATATTGACCTTATTTCTTTTGCTTCTGTATCATCTCTAGGAGTCATTTTAAATGAAAATTTAAAAGATCTCAAATTGACTCCATTGAACAAAAGTTCCATATTTGGATTTAAAATTTCACTACTTTCTCTTGCTAAAATTTGATTTACTGTTAGATTACCTCCAAACGGCATATTTGCTGCCTCCGCTGCGATTGATTTTGTTAGAACTTTTCTAGAATCGTCCCCAGTTATAACATCACCAGTTTTTTCTAAAACATCCGTTAATTTGTCTGTAACCTGTTTAAATGTTTTTATTTCTCCTGTTATTTTAATAGCACTAAAAACTTGTGCTGTCAATCCATCTAGACTCGCATCAGAATAGTCTACACTATTTCCATCTTGGATGTTAGATGGTATTGGTAATATAATACTATTTGTTAACGTTTTATAATTTTGTGGTTGTAGTGTTCCAGAGGTAAAAGCGGCATTTGTTCTAACTAATCCTCCTTGGCGATTACCACGTCTTTTAAGGATGTCAATTCTTAGGTAATCTGTAGTTTCGTGTAACGCTTCTCTTGGATATCTAAAAAGTGCCATTTTGGCTATTTTTCTAACTATTTAGACGGATATTTTGAAATGGGATCTCCCTAGCATCAGCAATTTCCTCTTGATATATCTCGTATAGGGATCCAGCAACTTCACTCCAAGTATATTGACGAACTTCTCCCCAATGAAAATTAATACCACGAAACCCCCAAGGAAATACATCAGTTACGGCAACTAATGGGTTTTGATCATAAGATACATTGAGTGTTTTTGGTTGATAAACAAAAGTATAATACTTTCCTGCACTCGGAATTCTTCCACTCTCACTTAAAACATTCAATACTTCTAACATCAGATCATCTGGATCTTCTATTCCAACGAGATTATCCATAACAGAACGAAGACGATTAACCTGATTTTCTGTTGGATTCCTTTTTTCTTTTTGTTTGAGTGTTTTTCTTGGCATTAGCTAATACCCAATTCTTCTTCTGTTAGAATTTTAAATTCCCACATGCGATCTTGGCAGAACTCTCTTGCCGCTTTCCACTTTGCCTGATTTTTTGCATATTCATAAACTTCGTAAATATAACCTTTTGTTTTTCTTTGTTGGACTTTAGGTTCAATAGTTTGTTTTTTTGGTTTGATCTCGATAATATATTTTTTTATCTGCCCATTTGATTCTCGTACTTTTATATAAAAATCTGGGAAGTAACGATGTATTTTATTGTCGATTGGTGATCGATATGGTAGTGCTAGTTCTTCACTCCCCCATTCAAGAATATTTTCATTCAGATCACAATAGACCATAAACCTCCTTTCCCAAAGAGATCTATAAATGATATTAGTCGGATCACCCTTGTATTTCTTTGGGTATGATGGACTGTATTTTCCCTTATATGACATCTAAATACTTAATAATCAAGACTCCATAAGAGATATTTAGTGTGGCAGATTCACTTGTCCAAAAAATAAAAATGGATAAAATGAGAGAGTTGGTTGGAAACCTAGCTCTTACAAATTACTTTTTAATTGATATTCCATTAACACCAAAATTACGCAACCATTTACAAAATAGCTATGGAACAGAATTGGGAGACATTGATCAATTTGTACGATACAATCTAGGTTATCTTTGTTTTGAAGCTTCGTTACCAACTTCTTCTTTTGCCACTGCTGAAGTAAAAGATAATTTTATGGGTATAACTCAAGAATTTGCTCATACCAGACTTTATACTGACATGGATTTATCTTTTTATGTTGATTCAAATTATAAAACTTTAAGATTTTTTGAAGGATGGATGGACTATGTTAGTGGTGGTAATAGTAAAGAACTTAACGAACCAGCAGCTGCCAGTGATCCTCGGATAAACATATATCGAAGATTTAATTATCCAAATGATTATAAATGTCCAACGATGAAAATTTTCAAATTTGAAAGAGATTTAAATCAACAAATAACCTATACTGTTATTAATGCTTTTCCCAAAGGTATGACTTCAATTCCAATATCCTATGGTGCTGCTGATATTTTAAAATTGACAGTAACTTTTAATTATGACAGATACCTTACCACAAAAGAAAAAATTGAATCCCCATCTCCAAGTTCACTAACTGCTCCAGAACAACCTCTACAATTAGACGCACGTGCTCTTGCAGGAGTTCAAGGTCGTTTCCAGACTCTTACAGATAAACTTAATAACTCTGGATCTCTTAATGATATCGAACTCGATGAATTATATAGACTCACTGGTATTTTAAGAACACAGACAACCGGAAATGCTGCTAAATAATTTTACTGAAGTTATAATAGGTCATTATGCCTTTACCAAAAATTAATACTCCAACTTATGAATTGGAGTTGCCCTCAACTGGAAAAAAAGTAAAGTATCGCCCTTTTCTAGTTAGAGAAGAAAAAATTCTAATCATGGCATTAGAATCTGAAGACATGAAACAGATTACAAATGCCATTGTTCAAACTCTTTCTGATTGTATTTTAAACAAAACTATCAAAGTACAAGAACTTTCAACGTTTGATATTGAATATCTATTTCTTAATATTCGTGCTAAGTCAGTTGGTGAAAGTGTGGAAGTTAATGTGACTTGTCCAGATGATGGGGAAACAACTGTAAAGTTGGAAATTGATATTGATGATATTAAAGTTCAAAAAAATAAAGATCATAATAATATTATTAAACTTGATGATAATCTTTCAATGAAATTAAAATATCCATCATTAGAGCAATTTGTTGAAAACAATTTTGAAACAAGTGAAGATGCAAATGATGTTAGTAAATCTTTGAATATGATTATTTCATGTATCGATATGGTTTACGATCAAGAAGAGTCTTGGAATGCATCTGATTGTACAAAAAAAGAATTGGAAGAATTCATTGAGCAGTTGAATACTAAGCAATTCAAAGAGATTGAGACATTTTTTACTACAATGCCAAAACTATCTCATACCGTCAAAGTTAAAAATCCAAATACAAAAGTAGAATCTGAAGTTGTCCTGGAGGGTCTGGCAAGTTTTTTCAGTTGAGTATGGCTCATACTAATCTTGAGTCATACTACAAAGTTAATTTTGCCTTGATGCAGCATCATAAATATTCTTTGACTGAACTAGAAAATATGATCCCTTGGGAGAGGGAAATTTATATTAGTTTATTAGAACAGTATATTGAAGAAGAAAATCTAAAGGCACAACAGCAGCGTGGACATTAATCAAGTTTACAAAGCCCCATCCATACCTAAGTTGAATAAAAAGAACATATCATCTTCGGTGTTGAAGGGGGCTGCTGCGGCTGTAAATGCTCCAAAATTAAAAAAATCTACTTTTAGTTTTATTAAACCTGGAATTGTCCCAGATAAAAAAGTTGAAGGTTTAAAAGCAGAAACATCTCCGATTAAAATTGCGGAGACTTTAGTAGAGACAAATAGAATTTTAGTAGAGATACAAAAACAATTATCTCTAGATTTTGCGATGAGAATCGCAGAAGAAAAAGAAACTATTAAAAAAATAAAAGAATCAGAATCAAAAAGAAAATTCACTTCAAAGGAATCTTTTGTTGAAGGTATCAAAAAAATAGGAGGAAAGTTAGGTAATATTGTTGGAAAAGTCACTGCACCTTTTAAAAGTGTTTTTGAAAAAATAAAAGAGTTCTTTTCTTTAATTTTAACTGGAATAGTCGCTAATGTGGCATTTACTTGGTTAAAAGATGAAAAAAATAGGGAAACCCTCTACAGTATTTTTAGTTGGATATCAAAAGCATTTGTTCCTATTTTGGTAGGAGTACTGTCAGTTAAACTTTTTAAATGGGTAAGAAGACTTTGGAGATTGTCGAGATTTTTACTTAAATTACCTGGTAGACTTGGAACATTTGCGAGATATGGGAGATTTACTCTTCCACCACCTATAAGTCCAGATTCTGCGAGAGGTAACTTGTTTAGAACAAGTGAAGGTACTCGAAGAGGAATCAGTACACAAACTTCTACATTAAGAGGTCCAGACAGATATTCACCTAATTATCAATCTGGAACTGGTCCAATTCAACAATATTCTAGAACAAAGGGTGTAATAGGAAAAACATTACAAACCCTTGATGTTGGTGCCAAGCAACTTAGTAAAAACTTTTTGGGAATATTTGGTGTTGGACCAGGTAAAAAAACTTTAACCAATAGTATTTTAAAATTCTTAAGACCTTTATTAAAAAGGATTCCTTTGGTCGGAGCTTTAATTGACTTTGGTATTTCTGTTGCTCTAGGGGAAAACCCTGGTAGAGCCGCTTTTGGTGCTATAGGTGCCGCTTTACTTGGTGCCATGGGAACTTTTATAGGTGGTCCAGTTGGAACATTCTTAGGAGCTCTTGCTGGTGATATCGCTGGAAGAGCACTTTATGATCTTTTCTTTGGTGGAAAAACAGTTGATCCTGGATTAAGTCAGAGAGTAAATCCACCGCAAGCTTCACCAGCAACCGCGAGGAGATCATCAGGGAGAACTAACACTCCTGGTGGTAGAAAAATGGGAGGAACAATTTATGCTTCCTCTGGAATGACTGTTCCTGGAAGTGGATCTGGTCTTATTGATAGTGTTCAAGCATTTCTTGCTCCCGGTGAAGAGGTAATTAGGGCATCGATGGCAATGCTGTATCGTCCTCTCTTAAAAGATATTAATAATGGCGGGAGAATGTGGACAATGTTTTCTTCAGCAGTCAGAAAACTACTTTCAGTTTCTCAGGGTAAGAGTGACGTTTCTCAAGAATTTTCTAAAGTTATAGAAGACTTTAATAATTATCTAAAACAAGAAATACAAAATAAAAGGACTGGAAAAAAACGAGGTGGAGGTGGAATTAGACCTTCAACTAGATCAAAACCATCTTTACAACCTTCAACACCATCTAATGTAAATCTTTTTGTTTCTCAATCATCAAGCGGTGTTGGTGGAATGACTGTTTTACCAATGATGTTACCGAAACAGTCTTCTGCTCCACCACAGATACCAAATATACAGAGTACGGTGGCAACTGATGTTCCTATTATTTCCCCTGTAAATTTTAAAAATCCATATATGTCAATTACACCAGAGTACTACAATATTCAAATGTTTGTTGGAGTATAATATATGGAAAATCAAGTAGAATCTTTAAAATTAAATGTTAATAATATAAAGAGTTATTTGATTAATTCAAATAAACAATTAAAGGCAATTAAAGTTCAAAAGAAAAACTTATTATTTAAAATTGAGAAACAAAGTCAGATAAGTTCTGAAGAAAATCGCTTAGAAAATAAAAATCTAGGAATCGGATCTGCCTTTTCTAAAATTGCTAGCACAGTCACTGCTCCAGCAAGAAGTATGTTTGATAACTTGCTAGAGATAATTGGATTATTTTCTTTAGGGATATTAGTTAAAGAACTTCCCTCTATTATACAAAAAATAAATTCTTTTTTTGATAGTGATTTTATAAAATCAGTCGGAAGTGTTTTAACAACCATTGGGACAGGATTTCCCC